ATTATCTAAAAAGTTAGCTACTAAAGTATTTCTAGCTCTTGTTATTAATGACTCTTGTCCAAGAGTTTGTATATTTAAACCTATTTTATTTTCTAAACAAAAGTTTTGTAATTCTAAAACTCCATGAAGATAATCTTCAGTAAGCATACCACCATAACAAGGTGTTCCTACAAATAATTCTATTTTGTTAGCTGACACTCACAGACTCATTACCTAAACTTACGCTTAAAGTCAAGGTACTGACTAGAGGTGTTGCATTTGCAGATTTAAAAGTAGATGTTATTTTTCTATCTGCACTTGTTACACCAAGTGTTGCTAATAAAGGACTTACTGCTCCATTTTCTATTTGTTCAGTTGGTTTAAGTTTTACTGGGCCCCTTGCATCTTTTAATGCTTGTGCATCTGGTTTTTGTTTTCTTGGTTCAAGTTGAGGATGTTTTGCCTCAAACTCTGACCTATGAACAAAAGAGCCATTCCACTCTTTAACCATTTCATTATATGGGAATTCCATACCGCTTCTATCGGATATAGCTTTCGCATACTTACCAGTTGCAAAAGGCATTATATATTATACCTTAAATCTGGTTTAATAATCATATCAACTTTTTCTCTGTTATCTTCCATAGCTCTTCTTAGCTCTTCTTCATATAACATTTTAAGTTCTTGTCTTCTTTGTATTTCTATTTGTGGTCTACGCAAAGCTAAATAATAAGCTAATCCACTTACAGCACATGGTAAAAATCTATCTGGTATATCAACATTTTCTGTTGCTGCCGTAATATCTTCTACTCTTCTTCTTTCATTAAACTTAAAAACATCAGCAGAATCTGGTGTAGGATAAAGAAATACTTTTGGAGTTAATTGTTTATCTAAAAAATATTGAGATGGTCTTCCAGTATCTGCTTTGTTTGGTATTTTTAAATAATCGTCTCTACTAATTCTTTCTAATTCAAAGTCAGTAACTGTAGAATCTGAATTTGTTTTTTGTATAACTGCCTCTGTAATATCTACTGTATGACTGTTTAACGTATAACTAGCAGTGTTTGCCGTTAAAGTTTGTGTTGATTCTGTAACAGTCCAAAGTTGGATATTTCTATTACTCCACTCTTGTAATAATAAATTTAATTGTCTTCTTCCTACTGAAGATTCTTTACCTGTTTGTGGTTCCCCACCAATACGGGCGTAAGCATCTTCAATTATTTCGTCAACAGCAAGAGTAAAGGTTCTAGTTCCAGAGGTAGCCATAATATTAATATGTTTTTGATAATTTTAAAATAATTGTATAGTGGTCTCCACTTGTGTGTCCTGTAGTGGTTAATAGTAAATCACCATTTACACCAGAACCTGCATTATTAGTTAATCCACCAAAGTCTCTAAAATCCATGTATCCTTGTGAAGATAAAGCACCATTAGCACCTAATACTTTACAAATAACATTTGAACTTGCATTCCACAATAAATCTACACGCATACCAAATATATCATAATATATTTCTTGTATTGCAACTCTTGAGCAAGATTCACCTTTTTGATAACCTGCATTTTTTGCTAATGCAGAGACATCAACTTTAGTTACTGCACTTTCACCAGAGCCATCAGATATGTTTGTAATTTTTACGAGAATGTCTTTACAACCCTCAGTATCACCAATAATTTGTGAAGTTACTGCATCAGCCATTTTTCTCTCCTAATTAAAATTAAATTAATCTCACTCCTCACAATCATGAGGAGTAAGGATATTAGTTTACAAATATTCATTAATATACTGAGTATTCTAATTCAACTGTGAATCTACCCGCAGTTATATCAGCGTTTACTGCTGTAGTAGCAAAAGCATATAAGTTTTTACTAGCAATCGCAGCCGTGATATTTGGAACAAATATGTGATAATTACCGGCACTGTTATTAAAGTTTACGTCAACCTCTGTGATTGATTGTGTAGCACTTAACTGTTCGTTAAAAGATGTTACACCCGCACCAACGATTTCAGTTCCAGAAGAAACTGCTGCGTTAGTTGCTGTACCAGAAGTTGCACTTAATGATAAACCACCAACAAGAGTTTCTCCTGCCGCAGTTGTAATACCAATTAATGCTCTGTGAATAAAAAATTTGCTAGGTGTTACTAGTCCGTCTGGTGCGTCTGTGTTTAATGCACCAAGTTCTACAAGTACATCACCATCTCCATATGCAGTTGAAGCAGCATTAGTAGCAGCTAGTGAACCTGCAAATGATTGAATTTTTCTAGTTCCTAATGAAACTAGTTGTCCAGTTGAGTTAATGTTAACTCCTGTTTCTGTAATAGCACCAGAAGTGCTATCTTTATTTATAACTTTAAATCCGGCTTCTGAACGAACCGGCCCGTTAAAAGTTGTATTAGCCATTTTAAACCTCGTAGTTAAATTATATCATCTCTTCTACATCGTCTGCTAGGGCAGTTGATATAATTGTTATCCCTAGAAATAAAAAAGGGGGATAAAAATCCCCCCTAATTCGTAATTTATGCTCCCGGTGAACCGAAGATACATCTCCAGTCTGAGAATCCAAAAGAATATCTTTCAGATGCTTTGAAACGCATATTTCCTGTTTCAAAATCTGGCTCCATTGATGTTTTCAAAGGTCTTCTTTGGAACATTTTTAAACCAGTATTGTTCATATCAGTTAAGATAAAGAATGCATCAGTATCAGTTAAGTAATGATTTATTACATAACCTTCTGGGAACATACCCATAGTTCTTAATGCATTTGTGTCGTTATCAGCAGTACCAACTCTAAGGTCACTTTTCAAAATTCTTTGAGCTGTGAACGATAGTTCTTTTGGTATTACTAGCTTTCTAGCTTGTACCGCTACTGGAATATTTCTGTCATCTGTAAAACCACCAATTGAAATAATTGCGTTTTCTAAAGATGATTCAGAAAGGTCAGCAGCCGTAGACGGCTCATTAGCTTGGTTTCCTGCGGCAACAGTTGGGTGGTCAGTGGTAATTAATGGTTTACCATCTCCTCCCGGAAAGCTCGTACTAAACGCATTGTTTAATACATTTGCTCCTTTTACCTGTTTTGTGTAAGCCATTGAACGAGCTAGAGCAGCAGTATATCTTTTTGATAATGTATCATAAAGATTGTCTTCTACCGCTTCTTCAGTAATTGCAAAAGCAAGTGCAACTGTTTCATGCACATATCTTGCAGTCCATTGTTCTGAAGCAGTATCAAATTCTACTGATGCACCCTCTGACTTAGTTGGTGCAGCACCAAAGCCAGTGATAAGAGTTTCCTCTTCAAAAGCTCTGTCTGATGATTCTTCTGTAAAGATTTCAGCGTGTTCACGCTCCCATCTTTTGTACTCCATACCGAATAGGGCGTGGAGTCCCGGCTCCAACTCTTTGACAAGTTGGGTTCTTGATATAACAGCCATTTTATTGTCCTCCTATTATACGCCCGGTGTTCCATCAGCATCAATATGTTGATTCAATTCATGTTCATAAATTGAAACTTCAAGGATACCATTGGTTCCGTACGAGTTGTCTGGTGACTCAAACTTACGATGAATTCGTAAATTAGCAGTTCCAGTTCCTGTTGTTCCACTAACTTCAAATCTGCTTTGTCCAGATAAAGTATCACCAGAACCTGCAACTATGTCAGCATTGTTACCAATGTCGGCAAAGTCAGCAGAGCCTGCTGATTGAACAGCATAAACGATGTTAGGGTCGTCATAAATATAAGCAGTGACATCGCCACTTGCTTGTGTGGTAGTTCCAGTTGGAAAGTATTTAACAAACTTAACTTCTCCGTCTGTTGCAGTATATTGAGCACCTGCGAATACACCTAATATTCTATTACCGGCAGCAGCCACATCAATGTAGCCTGTTGCTAGTAATTTAACACAATCACCAGTAAAAATATTAGATGATGTTCCGCTAGCTATTTTATACTCATTAGCACGAATTTGTCCGCCTGTTAAATGTCTCACTGGTCTTAAACCGAATGCGGCATCTACATTAGCCATATTATTCTCCTAATTGTTAAATAGTTAAAAAACCCGCACCCTTATCTAAAATTATTCTGTAGCTTTCTTTTTACCATAAGATACAGAACTATTACGCCTTTGTGATATTGTTGGCATAGATGGATTTTGTTCTTTTAATAAATCATTGTCAACAGCTTCAGTCTGCATTTGAGTTTTATTTTCAAAATACTCATTTTTAGCATCAGCCATTTCCTTGTCTATCTTAGCAAGAACTAAATCACCTGTTCCAATCACGCCTGCGTATTTTCCAGATTCGTGTACAGGGACATCAAAATCGGGGTGTTCTTCTTTTCTAACGAACTCATAGCCTTCCCGTTTCCGTTTAGCTACGTTTCGAGCGTCATCCTCCCCACCCGTACTCACTCTCAACCATCTGTATTTAACGCCTTCGACATTTGGTTTCGGAGCATCTAGATATGAAGGAGGTGTGTAAGTTATTTTACGTTTCTGATGAGACCTAGATGTTGTCGCATCAGACGATGTTTTATTTTTATTGGTCATTTGTGTTCCTCACAAACTTGGCGTATTCATTTGGTGGCACACCTAATTTTTTAGCCATCGCCAACTGACTAGGGGTCAAAGAGACCTTTTTTGTAGGTGCGGATGAAACACGAGATACACTCGCTACGACTTGTTTTGGTTGTTTTGTTTCCCGTTTCATAGTGGGAAACGCATCTTCCAAACGCATGTCTAATTCAGAATAATACTCCTCAGACGAGGGATTGTATCCTTCCATTTTTAATTGGGCATCAATAGCATACGCTGCTCCCGTTTTAGGTGCATCTTGACCAAACCACGAATTACTTTGTGCCCATTGTAAGGCTCTCGGGTCTGGTTGAGTAGCATTCTGCTGTGCTGACACTTGCTGTTGAGGTTGTGGTGTAACCGAAGGATACACTGGAGCCTCTTCAACTTCTGGAGAATCAAAAAGATGTTTTTGATTTTCCAAAGTTTTAATGTCAACTTTAGCATCTGCAATTGATTCGGCTGCTCTTAACATTCCGTCTGAGTCGCCTGCCTCATGTGCAGATTTATGTTCGCTGCGTGCTTTCTCCAAAAGTTTCTCGGCTGATTCTAATCTGCTGTCATAGTGATTCTTTTGAAGTTTTTTGTAATCTTTATTAAGTGTGTTGTTTTTTTGCAACTCACCTTCTAGTTGAGATATTCTAGATGCATACTGATTACGCTCTGTTTCATAGACGCTCTTTTGCCTCACAAGGTCGTCTATTCTTCGTTGAAGTCTAGATTTTTTTTTCGGTTGTTCTTCTTCCTCTTTCTCCTCTACGGGTTCAGATTTAGTTTCAACAACTTCCTGTTCCTCTTGCTCTTCAACATTCGCTTCTTGAGGTTGTGCCTCATCAGCGTCTGCCGTTTCTTCTGGCTGTTCAGATTGCTCCATAGTTTCTAATGCTTCTTCTGCATCAAATGCTTTGAGTTTCTCTTCCTTGCCATCATCAACGACTTGCATCGGCTTTTTGGCCGAAGAGTCATGTATAATTTGCATAGGTTTCTCCTAAGAATTTTACGCTGTTATAACAACAGCTAATTGAAATAACTAACTTATTTCATTAATATCTGGAACTACTCCCAGAATCTCATCATCGTTCATAATTCTAAGTTCGGCTTGACCATACTTAAATCTATGACCTGCATATTTACCAAACATAACATAGTCACCTAGTTCACACCAAGATTTTGTCATGTCATCTCTTTTGTATGCATCAGTTCCCACTTCAATAACTTTACCAATTGAAGCTATTGCTCTGTGGTCTTCTACAGATTTGCTTGGTAAATATATACCCATGTTAGTTTTGTTAGCTACATCTAATACTTTTATTAGTATTCTGTGACCGACTGGTTTTGGGTATTTATCGTTTTTTAAATCAACTTCTTCAAGTTTAAAAGTAGTGTTACTCATCGTCATCATCCTCTATATATTTAGAAGATTCTTTTATCAAATCTCTTGCGATTTGCAAACCTTGTAGTTCACCAACTACTTTTTTGTAATCTGTTTCTGGTATTTTACCAAAAGCAAAGGCATCTTTTCTGTCAGATATTTGTTTGTCTATCTTTCCAGAGACATGTTTAATAAATTTAATTATTTCCACTTACTTTTTTTTTATAACCTTTTGTAAAGTTTTAGCTTGTCCTGCATGTAATCTAGATGCTTTCTTTAAACCTTTAATTACTTTTTTTACTTTTTTCTTTTTAGACTTTGTTAACACTAAAATACACCTTTAAATTTTGTACCTCGAATAGCTGCACCAACACCCTTAGAAGATTTAGCTCTTTTCTTTGTAACACTACCACCTTTTTTAAAACCCGGATTACCCTTTGATTTATTGTGTTTAATTACATCTTTTTTAAAACTCTCTATTGCTTCTTCTTGTGTAATACCTTCTTTTTTCATTTTACGTTTAATAAAACGCATAAAATTAGGGTCATTTAAATCA